CTGACCGCCCGCCTCGCCGCGTGTGTTTCAGAATTGGAAGCATTGAAGCAGGAGGTGGGCCGTGACTGACGTGAAACAGTACATCCGTGATCGCGTGGTTGAGGTGACGGAATCCGGCTGCTGGATTTGGATGCAGACGCTAAACCGTGGCGGGTATGGGATGGTGTTGAAGCGCGGCATGGGGCAGCGCACCGCACACCGTCTGTCGTATGCGACATTCGTCGGGCCTATCCCCGAAGGGATGTACATCTGCCATCGGTGTGACGTGCGTTGCTGCGTGAACCCCGATCACTTGTTCGTCGGGACGCACACGGACAACGTGCGAGACGCGGTGCGAAAGAAGCGGATGTACAACCAGCGCCTGACGCATTGCCCGCGTGGGCATGAGTACACGCCCGAGAACACGCTACTGCGGAAGGGCAACAACGCGAGACGGTGCCATACCTGCAGAAAGGTGCAAGACGCGGCGAATGCAGCGCGGCGACTACGGAGGCAAAAGGCCGTGCTTGGCAATTGGTGCAACTCAAAGCTCAACGAGGAACAAGTGCGATACGTGCTCGCCTCTCAGGAACCGGTGTCCCACCTGGCATATCGTATCGGCATATCGATTGATGCCGTGTGGCGGATCAAGACGGGTCGTTCGTGGAAGCACATCTACCGCGCCGCCGTCGCCGCCGAGACGAAGGTGGATGAACGTGTAAGCGATGCTTACACGTTGCCACGGGTCACGGACGAGATGGTGAGAGCCGCGCATCGTGTGATGCTCAACGGCGACACGCTCATCGGTACGGAAACCGTGCGAGCCATGCTCACCGCCGCGCTGGATGGGCCACGTGACCAATAACCCCGGCAGCGACGAGGCCACCGCGCAGGGCTGCACCTGCCCCGTGCTCGACAACGGGCGAGGACGTGGCGCCTATTACGTCGGCGGGAAATGGATGCACTGGATTGCGTTCGGATGTCCCGTTCATGATCGCGTAAAATCAACCATCAACAACAACGACGATGCTTGAATATTCGGCAAAGCGCCCGTTGATCCTGGATATCGAGACCGTCCCGATTGCGGCGCACCTCGAGATGCCGTATCCGCTCGACGACCGTTCGCCGCCAACCACGTCGCAAAGGACGGCCGAAAGCATTACGAGGTGGCGAGAGAAAGACCGTGCAAAATGGACGGCGGAACGGGCTAAACAGTGCAGCCTCAACCCGCGGCTGGGGCGCGTCCTGGTGATCGGAACTAGCGTCGAAACGTTGGTGGTCGACGATCCGGCGCAGGAAGCCGCGGCCCTGACGCGATTCTGGGAGCTGGCGCACGGGACTGGCGGCCGGGTCGTAACGTGGAACGGGTCATGGGACCTTCGGTTTCTCGTGATTCGGTCCCTCGCGCACCGCGTAATGATCCCGCTGCCCCCGTCGACCGTGCAGGGATGGTTTAAGCGGTACGTAACCTTTCCGCATTACGACTGCAAAGCGGTGCTGATGAACTGGGATACGGCGAAGGCTGGCGACGGGCTGAACGAGTGGGCGACCTTTTTCGGGCTCGAGGGGAAGGCCGACGGCATGACTGGCGCGGACGTGTGGCCGATGTATCAGGCCGGCCGCCTCGAGGACGTGGTGCGGTATTGCGAGCAGGACGTCGCGCTGACCGCGGCCATTTACCAACGCATCGCGGCGGTTCTGGCGTGACGGGGTTCCCGGATCGGTTCCGGCGTCGACAGCAGCAAGCGGCGGCGCCGGATGGCCGGCAGAAAAAAGCGCCGCGGCACCTCGAGTCGCTCGAGCAGCGGCTGTTCGTGCAGCGGTTCCGGCTCGATCCGGTAACGCGCTACCTCACGGCGTGTGCCATTCCGAACGGTGGGAAGCGGTCGGCGCGCGAGGCGGCGATCCTGAAAGCGGAAGGGGTCACGGCCGGGGCGCCAGATTGGGTGCTGTTCCACCGGACGCGGCAGTATGTCGGGCTGGCGCTCGAGTTTAAGTCGCCGAACGGAACGGGTCGAGTGTCGCCGGCGCAGGTGGCGTTTCTTGACGGATTGCGGCACAACGGCTGGTCCGTCCATATTGTCAAGACGGCGGTGGACGCCTGGGAGGTGCTGATGCGGTTTATCGAGGGGGAAGCCGGTGCGTGATATGACGGTGACGGAGGCGGCAAAAATGATCGGCGTGTCGCGCGCGCGGGTCTATCAACGGATTACCGGACAGGCCGGGACCTGGGACCCGGGACGGCCGTTGCCGGCGATTCTGGTGCGGTCGACCTCGCGGGGGGCGCGCAACGGCCGACAGATGCGGATCGATTTTGCGTTGGCGCTCGAGTGGCGACAGGAGCGGCTAACGGCCGGCCTCGAGGTCGGGCCGATTCCGGCAGCTGATCCCGAGGACGCGGTGCCGGCGCCACCGGTGATGCCGAGTAAACACGACGCGATGGACGAGCCGACGGTGACGATTGGGTTGCCGACGCTGACGCCTTTTTGACGGAGGAACGATGGACGAGACGACGACGAGGCCGTGGGTGGAAACGGTGATGGGACTGTCGCATGGACGCCGCATTGTGTCGCATGTGTACCACGATCACCTGCAGCGGGTGCGGTGTGCGCGCGCCCAAGCGGAGTGGGCGGCCGGCGTGTGCGATCTGACGCTCGGGCGGGCCTGACCGATGCCGATGCCGACGCCGGCCCCGGGGGAGAAGAAGGACGCGTTTCTCGCGGCCTGTATGGATGATACCGTGATGCTCGACGAGTACCCGGACGCGGCGCAGCGGTATGCGGTTTGCCTGGCGCAATGGGATAAGGACCGCAGCGCAAAGGTCGCCCGGGAGACGGGGAGCGGATGGCCGACGAATCCGTTTACGGCATGAGTGCCGCGCCGTGGGTGCGGATGCCGCTCGGAAAGGTGAAGTCGAACCCAAATAATCCGCGGATTATCAAGGACGACAAGTTCCGCAAGCTGGTGCAGTCGATCCGAGACTTTCCCGAAATGCTTGAGCTCCGGCCGATCGTCGTGGATGTCGAGGGCGTGGTGCTCGGGGGCAATATGCGCCTACGGGCGGCGAAGGAAGCCGGCCTGACGGACGTGCCCGTGATCCGGGCCGATCACCTCACCGCGGAGCAACAGCGGGAGTTCGTGGTCAAGGATAACGTCGGGTTCGGCGAGTGGGATTGGGACGCGTTGGCGAACGCGTGGGACCGCGACGAGTTGGTGGCGTGGGGTATGGACGTGCCGACCGAGGCCGAGGACAAGGAAGCGTATACGGCGAAAATTGTGGCGCCGGACTACGAGATGACGGGCGAGTGCCCACCGGTCGAATCGTTGATCGATGTCGGCAAGTACGAGGCCCTGGTGACGGCGATCAATAAGGAAAAAGCGTTACCGGCTAACGTGAAAGCGTTTCTTGCGTACGCGGCGACGCGGCATGTCGTGTTCGACTACCAAGCGATCGCGGAATACTACGCGCACGCCCCGGCCTATGTGCAACGGCTGATGGAGGCGTCGGCCCTTGTGATTGTCGATTACGAGGACGCGATCAAAAACGGCTTCGTGGTGTTGTCGGACAGTATCCGTGACGCGATGCTCGACGATTACGAAACGGTTGATGTGTAAGGACTTCGCGGCGTTTGTGCTGTCGAACCGTCGACCGGATCGCGTGTATACCGTGGCCTCGTTGCGGAAGGCCGGGTATACGGGGCCGGTCTACATCGTGCTCGACAACGAAGATCCGACGATCGAGGAATATCGCGCGCGGTACGGCGAGCAGGTCCTGGTATTCGATAAGGAGGCGGTCGGGCGCACGTTCGACCTTGCGGATACGTTTTTTGCGAAAAAGGGGGTCGTCGTGTTTGCGCGCAATGCGGTGGCGGCGCTGGCCGAACAGCATGGCGTTGCGCGATGGATTCAGCTCGATGACGATTATACGGATTTCGTGTACAAGTTTGACGGCGACGGGCAGTATCGGGAGCGGAAAATTCGGTCCCTGGACCGGGTGTTTGCGGCGTTAGTGCAGTTTCAGCAAAGCACGCCGGCCGTGACCATTTGCATGGCGCAGAATGGCGATTTTTTAGGAGGAGCGAAATCGCGATACGGGCAAGCGGTGCTGTTGATGCGGAAAGCGATGAATACGTTCGTCTGCTCAAGGGACAAGCCGCTGCAGTTTGTCGGCCGGATAAACGAGGACGTCAATACGTATGTGACGGCTGGGATGCGCGGCGCGTTGCTATGTAGCATCAACACGGTGGCGATCATCCAAAAGCAAACGCAGAGCAATAAGGGCGGGATGACGGAAACGTACCTCGCGGCCGGGACGTACCTGAAGTCGTTTTACACGGTGATGATGGCGCCGTCCTGCGTAAAAATCGGCATGATGGGGCAAAATCATCGTCGGATTCATCATCGGATTGCCTGGCGATATGCGGTTCCGAAGATCATCGACCAACGGCATCGGAAGCCGTAAGGCCTCCGGCATAAACAATGGGGGAACAGTGACAACAAAGAACCTCAAGCCGTTTCCGAAGGGCGTCAGCGGGAACCCGAAGGGGCGGCCAAAGCTGCCGGACATTCGCGAGGCGCTGGCGAAGGTGCTGGCCGACGAAAAGGACGGGATCACGGCCCTCGAAGCGACGCTGGCGGCACTCCGTGCAAAGGCAGTCCGCGGTGACGTGCGGGCGGCGGAGGTGCTGCTCGATCGGGCGTTCGGAAAGGCGGCGCAAACAATGGACGTCACCTCGGCCGGCGAGAAGATCGTGACGCCGCCGATCGTGTGGTCGGATGCGGTGGGGTCGTGAAGTATTACGAAGGATGGTGGGAAGCGAACCACGTGACGCGCGGCAACGATCTCGCGCGGTGGCTCTGGGAGTCGGATCGCTCGAGCCGTGAGGCGGTCGGGGCGATCGCGGACCGGTTGTGTCGAGACCGGCTCACCGTGCTCGAGTGCGGTCCTGGCGTCTATGTGGATGCCGAGATGATTTGGCAGGACCGGCCAGAAGTCGCGTATCAGGCGATCGACGTGACGCCGGCGATTGTGGCCGCGGGGACGGCGAAAGGGTTCGCGGTGCAGCTCGGGTCGGTCGAGGCCATTCCGTTGCCGGATCGCTCGGTCGACCTCGTGTACTGCCGGCACGTACTTGAGCATCTGCCGAGCTACCGTCAGGCGCTGACGGAGATGATGCGGGTCGCCTCGAGCGTGGCCGTGGCGGTGCTGTGGCGGCTCGATGTCGAGGCCGAGGCCGATGTCATTCTATGGAATACGGTCGAGGACGTGCCCGACACCTTCCATAATATGTACGCGCAACGGGCAATCTCGGCGTGGTTGGACGGGCTCGGCGTGCCGTACACCTGGGAGCGGACGCGGCAGGATTGGGTACTGACGATGGACGTGACGCGATGACGGGGGCGGGCTCGGCGACGGTCGAGCCGCTGGTGTTGCTCGCGCCGTACCGGGCCCTGTTTCATCCCAACCCGTCCTGGCGCTACGCGTTTCTGACGGGCGGCCGCGGGTCGGGGAAATCGTTCCATCTGTCGGTGTTCCTGCTGAACCTGACGTACGAGACGGGGCACGTCATCCTGTTTACGCGGTACACGATGGAGTCGGCCGGCGCGTCGATTATCCCGGAGTTCGTGGATAAGCTCGAGCGGCTCGGGAAGCGGGACGATTTCGATATTACCCAAAAGGAAATCGTGAATCGGCTGACCGGCAGCCGTATCCTGTTCCGCGGGATCAAGACCTCGAGCGGGAACCAGACGGCCAAGCTCAAGTCAATTCAGGGCGTCACGACCTGGGTGCTCGATGAGGCCGAGGAACTAGTCGACCGGATGACGTTCGACCGAATTGACGACTCGATTCGCTCGCAGCTCCGGCCGAACCGCGTAATCCTGTCGCTCAACCCGTCGACGGTCGACCATTTCCTGCACGGGCTGTTCGTGGCCGCGCCCCGGGCGGATACGCTGTATATCCATACGACCTGGCAGGATAACCGCGACAACCTCTCGGAGTCGTTTCTCGCCAAGATCGACGAGACGCGGACCAGCAACCCCGGCCGGTACGCGCATATCTATGCCGGCGAGTGGTTGCGCGAGGTGGCCGGGCTGCTGTGGACGCCGACGGAGATTCAGCGGGCGCGCGTGGCGACGGCGCCGGACGATTTAAGCCGGGTCCTGGTGGCGATCGATCCCGCGGTGACGGCGAACGCGGAAAGCGACGAGACCGGCATCGTGGTCGTGGGGGCGGATCGGAACCGGCGCGGGTATGTGCTCGAGGACCTGTCGGGCCGGTATTCGCCAAACCAGTGGGCGACGATCGCGATTGACGCGGCGCGGCGGTGGAAGGGCTCGATTGTGGCCGAGACGAATCAGGGCGGCGATATGGTGACGGCGGTACTTAAGTCGCTGGGCGATCGGGCAAACGGTATCCGGATTATCGACGTGAAGGCGAGCCGGGGAAAGCTGGCGCGCGCGGAGCCGGTGTATTCGCTGTACCAAGAGCAGCGCATTTTTCACGTTGGGGCGTTTCCGTTGCTCGAATCGCAGATGGTGGGGTTCAATCCAGAAAACCAGATCACGTCGCCGGACCGGGTGGATGCGCTTGTCTGGGGGCTCTCGGCGCTGCTCTTGACCGGGGCGCAAGCGTTTGTCGTATGACGGGCCGTAGGTGTCAAGGATGAACGCCGGTTCGGTTGACGCGTCGCGCGGGGCGGCGTAGGCTTGCAGGGGAATGTGTCACTCTATTTCGTCGGGGCCGCATGACTGAAAACCGACCGCCGTTGTTGACGCGCCTGTCGACGGCGCTGCGGACCTTGCGCGGCGAGGCGATGGTGCCGGCCGCGAGCGCGCGCGCGATCATTGACACGACGTATCCGAACTTTCCTGGCGGCACGGCGCAAGCGGCGCTGGTGCGGACGGCGAACCCGCAGGAGTATAAGCCGGACGGCGCGACGATTCGCGTGCAGGGGTTCAGCCGGCATCCGGTCGTGCACGCCTGTATCCGCGTGGTGGCCGATATCGTGGCCTCGGTGCCGTTGGTGGTGCTGCAGGAACGGGGCAATCGGGAGTCGCGGGTGCCGGAGACGCATCCGCTGCAGCGGTTGCTCGATTATCCTGGGCCGCGGTTCACGGCGCGGCAGATGCGGACGCGGTACGCGGTCGACTACCTCGGATACGGGAACGCGTTCTTTCAGATGGACCGGCCGAGCCCGAACCGGCCGCCGGTGGCGCTCCGGTCGGTCAACGCGGAGTCGATCCAAACGGTATGGGTCGACGCGGACGGCGACGCGCGGCGATACGATTACGGCAACTGGGCCGGCATCATCGTGCAGGTGCCGGTCGAGGACATGATCCATTTTAAAGATATGGAAATGCCCCGGCCGTTCGCGCCGGACGTGTTTGGGTTCCCGCGAGGGGCGACCGCGATCGCGAGCATGACGGCCGATAACGAGGCGACGCAGTACGTGCGGCAGGTCGTGACGAACGACGGGACGCCGACGTTTGCGGTTCTGCTGTCCGATGAGGCGACGCAGGACGACGCAATCGCGATGCAGGACCGGTATCGGGCGCGGGTCGTGGATCGCGGGAAGCGCGGGTCGCCGGCGTTTTTTGGGGCCGTGCGGGATATTAAGCCGCTCGGCTTTACGTTGTCGGACCTCGAGTTCCCGAGTCTCCGGCGGGTGAGCCGTGAGGATATTTGCGCGGCCTACGGCGTCGACCCGCGGATGATCGGGATTGCGTCGGCCACGTCGGACGCTGGTCTATCGGGGGCGCAGTACGCGGAGGCGCGGGCGCGGCTGGTGCAGCATACGATCGAGCCGATGATGTCGGCGATCGAGGACGAACTGAATAACTGGCTCGCGCCGGAGTTCGGCAACGTCTGGATTACCTACGACCACGACGTCCTGCGGGACCTCGTGGAGAATGACGGCGAGACCAGCGAGCGCGTCCGGGCCGAGTTCAAGGATTCGCTCCGGACGTGGGAGGAAGCGCGTCGGGCGCTCAAGCTGTCTCCGGTGCCTGAGCCGACCGATACCCTGGCGATGACGACCGGTACGACGTTGGTGCCGGCCGCGACGGCGGTGATTGATCCGACCGCGGTGCTCGAGGCGCCTCCGGCGACGGATAACGAGACGCCGGCGGTGGGGCCTGGGCCGATGGTCAGCGAAGCGCAGGACGAAGCCGACGCCGAGGGCGACGCGATGGCCGGCCTCGAGGACGAGCAGGGCCGCGCGGACGAGATGTCGAACTTTCCGGCGAAGGGCGACGATAAGGCGGTGAGCCTCCGCAACTCGCAGTGGAAGCTGTTCCCGGTGGCCGAGGCCGAGGACCTGAAAGCAAACTGGCCGGCCATCTGGCGGAAGGGCGGCAATATCCGCGGCAATCGGCAGTTTATCGCGCTGGCGCCGATCGCGAAGCGCGGCGGGAAGCCGGACGGGCTGGCCGAGGAAAACGCGATCCGGCTTCGCGAGGCGTGGGGCGCGCGGCATCGTGGGAATACGCGCCTCGCTGGCGTCGTCGCGCAAGTGAAGTGGCTCGTCGTGGGCGATAACGGGTTGCCGTTTATGCGCGAGGTGCTGCGCGAGGCAAAGGCGAAGGTAAAGGGGCGGAACGCGGCGTACCTCGAGGTGCGCGCGATGGCGGATAGCGCGTTGTCGGGCGATCAAATCGAGGCCCTGTACGAGCTGCTCGAGGCAATCGTGGAGCAGGAATTGCCGCCGGCCGCGGTCGAGGCGCTGATCCTGGCGGCGTTCCCGAAGCTGTCGCCGTCTCTGGTGGCGTCGATGATCGAGGCCGCGGCGATGTTTGTCGCGCCGGACGAGGAGCCGGAGGACGAGGAGCCGAAAGCGCCCGAGGACGAGGCGCCGGAGGAACCGGAGGACGGCGAGGAACCCGAGGACGACGAACCGCTCGAGGCGGCCGCGGCGATGTGGTGGGAGCGCCTGTCGCGCGAGGAACTCGAGGCCGACGGTCGGTATCAATACTGGCGCGCGGTGAACGACGAGCTCGATCGGCGCGAGGTGGGGTTCTACGATCGCGCGGTGACGTTGTTTAAGGCGGAACGCGAGTCAGTCGGGGCGATGTTTGGGGTCGGGACGCGCGCGGACGATGAGGTCTTGCGGCGGATCGAGCGCAAGATTCGCGAGGCGTATACGGACGAGGACGGCGAGTATTACCGTGCCTGGCGGGATGCGTACCTCAAGCTGATCGGCGAGACGTATATGGTCGGGGCGCGACAGGTGGGCGGCGTCGGGCTGTCGTTTACGCTTGAATCGCCGCAGGTACTCGAGGCGATCACGAAGCGGGCGGATACGCTCGCAGAATTGGTCGGCGAGACGACCTCGAAGCAGATTCTGGCGGCCATTCGGGCAGCGGAAAAGGCTGGACTGTCGGTCAAGGAAACGGGCCGGCTCGTGCAAGCGGCCGTGTTCGGTGAGACGGTCACGGATGCGCGCGCGCGGACGATTGCGCGGACGGAATCGGCGGGCGCGATGTCGCAGGGGAACTGGGATCAGGCGCGGGAGATGGGCGACCTGTATCAGTCGAAGGAATGGTTGGCGTTTGAGGATAACCGGACGCGGCCGACGCATCTTGGCTGTATGGCCGAGGGCCGGATTCCCTTCGAGGATCGGTTCTCGAATGGACTGCAGTACCCGCTCGATCCGGCCGGCGACGCGGCCGAGGTGATTAACTGCCGGTGCGTCCTGGCGTACTACGATACGACGGTGGAGGAAGTGCCTCGATGAGCAAGACACAGACGCCGGCCGTGAAGCCGACGCAGTTCTATAGCGCGGACGCGCACCTGCAGATTCGGGCCGAGGGCGGAGGGCTGCCGCCGGGGATTGCTGGCCGTATCTCGGGCGTCGCGCTGACGTATGAGGTGCTCGATAGCTACCGGACGATTTTTGCCCGGGGCTCGGCGAAGCGGTCGATCGATAATAAGGTGGCCGCGCGGAAGGTGCCGTTGCTGATGGATCACAACAAGACGACCGCGGCGCACGTCGGGGTGGTGGCGGCGATGACGGAGGTCGGCGACGCGGTGATGATGACGGCCGAGGTGTTCGACACGCCGGAAGGTCGGGCGGCGCTCGAGTACGTCAAGGCGGTGATCGCGGCCGGGGCCTCGACGGGGCTCTCGATCGGGTTCGTGCCGCGGCGCTCGGAGATGGTGCAGACGGCCGACGGGATGGCCGAGCGGTTTACGGAGATCGAGCTCCGCGAGGTCTCGATTACGCCGATGCCGGCGGTGCCTGGCGCGGACGTGACGGGCGCGCGCGCGGACGCGGTGGCGATGGACGAAGGGAAGGAGGTCGGCGAGGACGTGCCGGCCGAGGACGTTCCAGCAGGGACGGCAACGGACGCGCGATCCGATGCGGACCTGTTGGCGATCGCAGCGCGGGTAGCGTTGGACGCGATGAGCGCGGACCAGCGGAACGCGTTGCTCGAGCAGTACCGCACGACACCAGCACCGATTCCGACCCGATCGGCGGCGAAAGCCGCTACCGCGTCGACCGCACCGCTGACCGGACGGCAACCGGCGACGATGGCCGAGCGGCTCAAGGCTGTTCGCGCGACGTTCGTCTCACCTCACGGGCATGGAGCCTAAGATGAAGAATACCCTGGTAACGAAGAACCGTGCGGCTAACGAGCTGCGCGAGAAGGCGCACAAGATTCGCCACGACCTGATCGACGCGAGCAACACGTTTAGCGCCGAGGAAGTGGATCGCATGACGTCGGAAATTCGTTCGCTCGAGATGCGGGCGCAGGCCGCGGCCGAGTTCACGCCGGACGCCGAAGTCTCGCGTCAGGGCGGCGACGAGGGCCTCGTGCGCGTGGATGCCGGCGCGGAGCGCACGGAGTTCAGCGGGATGCGCGACGCGACGGCCGAGGTGCGCTCGGTGATCGTGAACGCGTTCCCGAACGTCGGGAGCTTTATCCGTGCCGTGCATCGCGGCCCGGCCAACGCGACGCAGGCCGCGGCGATCAAGCAGGTCGAGACGATGACCCGCACGATCACCGGTAGCACGAACGGCGGCGAGTTCCTGCTCCCGCTGACGCAGGTGCCTGAGATTTTCTCGGTGAGCAATCAGCAGCCGGGTCTGTTCCAGTATGCGCGTCGGTACAATGTGCCGGGTCGCTCGCTGCGTATCCCGTACCTCGTGCAGGACGAGGGCACGACGGTGCTCAACCGTCCGATGGCCGGTAAGATCGCCAACGTGACGATCGTCGGCGAAGGCGCGACCAAGCCGGAACGCGAGCCGACGTTCGGCCAGCGTCTGCTGACGATGTACAAGTACGCGGCGATCACGCAGTTCGGCGACGAATTGCTCGGCGATGACTTCACGGGCGAGCTCCCGTCGGAAGTCACGACCGCGGTCGGCGGCCAGATCGTGAACAAGATGAACGAAGATATCACGATCGACGGCACCGGCTCGTCGGCGCCGCTCGGGGCGCTCAATAACGCGAACACGGCGCTGATCGCCGTCAACCGTGCGACGGCCTCGCGCTTTACGGCCGCGGACGCGTTCGCGATGTACGAGCGTCACACGCACGGCCCGAACTCGGTGTGGATGATCTCGCGCCGCGTGCTCGCGCAGTTGTTCGCGCTGCAGACGACCAACAACACGATGGTCACCTGGATCGCAAACCTCCGCGACAAGCCGCAAATGCTGCTGCTCGGGCTGCCGGTGATCGTCACCGACCTGCTCCCGACGCTCGGCGTCAAGGGCGATGTCGCGCTCGTGAACGGCGACTTCTACGCGATGGGGCTCCGTCAGGCGCTCACGGTGGAAAGCTCGATCCACTTCGCGTTTGTCAACGACGTGACGACCTATCGTTTCGTCGCGCGTGGCGGCGGTATCCCGCTTCCGACCTCGACCTATGCCTACAAGGTGGACGGCTCGGGGAACAAGGTGGATCCGCACTCGCCGTTCGTGGTGCTCGATGTCCCTGCCTCGTCCTAAGACGAAGGCGGCCGCAGGACTGTCCGGGGGTGGGTTCCCACCTCCGGCAGTCGGCGCGGATTCGGGCGCGGTCGTCACGGTGTTGGCGGTCGCATCCTGTATTATTGATGGCATCCGGCGCGATCCTGGCGAGCGGTTCGAGGTGGCCGCGGATCGGGCGGAGGCGTTAGCGTCGATCGGGTATGTCATGCCCGATGCGTTGTTTGCGTTGATGCGGCCGGAAGCGGCGGCGATGTGGCGCACGGTGGGCACAGAGCGGGAAGCGTTGCTCGAGCAGAGTTTGGCCGTGTCGCCGGAGCTCGTGGACCGGTTATGGGACGGCGCGGGGCGGGTCCTGACGCCGGACGGGGTGCCAACAACGGTGCAGCCGGCCGCAGGGGCGGCGACGTTTCGCGTGCTGCAGCTCACGCAGTACGACCCGGGCAGTGCGGTGTATCGGTACCATTCCGCGGCAAACACGGTGCCGGGCGTGCGGTCGGCGTTCGTGCGGTACGGGTACAGCAACCCGCATTGTCATTTGCGGCAATGGGACGGGGAGCTGCACCGGCAGACGGTCGAGCTGCTGGCGATGACGGCAGACGTGATCCATTGCCATATGGATTACCGCGCGTTGCATCAGGACCTCCGGTACGTGCTGCGGACGAACCAACGGGCGGCGATCACGTACCACGGCTCGGTGCTGCCTGGAAACGAGGCGCGGGTGTTTGTGGATACGGCGGCCGATCAACGGATGCGGGCGATCCGGTTCGGCGCGCGGCCGTACCATCAACGGTACGGGGTGGAGCATTACCTGCCGATCCCGATGCCGGTCGCGGATTACGCGGCGCTCGCGGCGTCCGAGGAGGCGCGGGCGGTCCGGTCCGCCGGCACGTTCCGCGTGGCGCACAGTCCGACCAAACGAGCGATCAAGGGCACGGCCGAGTTCCTCGAGGCGGTCGCGGCCGTACAGGCGCGCGGGATCGCGATCGAGCCGGTGCTGATTGAGGATATGGCGCACGGGGCGGCGCTGCAGCTCAAGGCGACCTGTCACGCGACGTTTGATGCGTTTTGGCTCGGGATGCAGGGCTCGGGGCTCGAGGCGGCGGCGATGGGACAGGCGGTGTTGGCCGGCGACGCGGACGCGGCGCGGGAAGCCGCGGCGCTCAACGGGGGCGCGGTGCCGTGGACGTTTTGCGATTCGGGGGCGTCCCTGGCGGTGGCGCTCGAGCGGTTGGCGACGGACGCGGCGTACTATACAAAAGAAACGGCGCGGGTCGGACGATATGTCAAGCGGGTGCATGACTATTCGGTCGTCGGTGCCCAATATGCGACCATTCTACAGGCCGAGGTGTTGCGTGGCATTGCCGAGCGTTGCTGATCTGAAAAGCTACCTGCGGATCGAGTCGACCGCGGAGGATACGCTGCTCGCGGCGTTGCTCGGGCGCGCGACGGCGATGCTCGAGATGTGGATCGATACGCCGATCACGGCCACGACGCAGACGGCCATCGATCGCGCGGACTCGGGGGGCGATCCGGTCCGGTCGCTGATCTTTCCGCGGCGGCCCTGTGCGGTGACGGCGGTCGTGGATAGCGACGGGCTGACCGTGCCGGCGGCCGAGTATTGGACAGACGGCACCTCAGGCGTAATCTACGGCAAGGAGTATTACACGTTTCCGTACGGGCCGTACACGATCACGGCCTCGGTCGGGCTGTCGCTGCGGCAAGATTACGCGCGGCTTGAGCCGCTGCTGAACGAGGCGATTATCGACCTCGCGGCCGACCTGTATCAGCGCCGAACGCCGGGTGCGGCCTCGGAGACGGCGGCCGGCACGTCGGTGACGTGGGACGCGAGCCGGGAAACGGTGGCGCGGATTATGAAAACGCTGCGGCTGCTCAAGCTGCCGGTGGCCGTATGACCGTGACGCCTGGCCTATTGGACCGCCGGCTGACGCTCTGGGAACGGCGCGAGGGCGGCGCGGACGGGTTCGCGCGGCCGGTCTACGTCAAGGTCGGGGAGTACTGGGGCCGGCTCGATGAGATCGCCGACGACGAGCAGATACCGCTGAGCCCGCAGGGACATATCGAGTCGCAGACGCGCGCGACGGCGACGGTGGCCGATTACGTCGTGGTCCCAAAGTTCGGGATCGTGCGGGAGGGCGATGGGCCGCTGTATTTCACGCGAGGGACGATCCTGCTGCGGGCGCTCCGGTGCCAGCGGATCACGCTCGAGGCGATCGACCCGACGGACTATAGCACGTTCACGCTGTTCGAGGACGTGGACGTGCGCGACGGCTATCACCTGGTCACGGATGCCTAAGATGGATCGACGACAGATGTGCGACGGGACCGATGTGCGACGGACGACGCTGGCGCCGGCGGACCATGCGCGCGCGGAAGGGTTGGTCGCGAAGCATGGCGGGATGATGGAGATTTCGCGGACCGAGGCCGGGGCGTTGCTGGTCGCGTGGCACGCGGGCAACGGGACGACGGTGCGGGCGGAAGGGGCGGACGCGCTGTCGGTCGTTGATGCGATTTGCCGGAGCGTTGAGGCCGGCGACTTACCTCTTACTTGATCGAGGCCGAACGATGGCGACGTACAATAAGTTTTTCGCGTTTGTCGAGGCGTTGGCCGAGGGCAAGCACAATTTGCAGACGAATACGCTCAAGGTGTATTTGAGCAACGCAACGCCGGATGCCGCGGCGGATGCGGTGAAGGCCGACCTCGCGGAAATCGCGCCTGGGAACGGCTACACGGCCGGCGGTAATGTCGCGACGGTGACAAGCTCGTCGCAGACGGGGGGCCTCTACCGCTTGATCCTGGGCGATCCGGCGACGTGGACGGCGACGACGGGGCCGATTGGGCCGTTCCGCTACATTGTGCTGTATAACGATACGAGCGCGAATGATGATTTGATCGCGTGGTGGGATTTCGGGTCGGCGCTGACGATCGGGGCCGGCGATGCGTTCACGGTGGATTTCGACCCGACGACGGGCGTGCTCACTATTCAGTAAGGGCTGACCGATGCCATTGCTTGCAGATCGCGTACGCGAAACGACGACGACGACCGGCACGGGCACGATTGCCCTAGATGGTCCGGTCACGGGTTTTCAGGCGTTCAATACGGCGTTCGCGAACGGCGCCACGGTGTATTACGTCATTCAGGCCAACGCTGAGTGGGAAATCGGCATCGGCACGGTCGGGACCGGGACGCTGGCGCGGACGACGGTGCTGCAGTCGTCGAACGGCGATGCGTTGGTGCCGTTCTCGGTGGGGACGAAAGATGTATTCGTGGCGTATGTGGCCGATCGCGCGGTCACGACGTCGGACGCGTCGACGCTGACCAACAAGACGATCAACGATTACACGAACATCGTCGGCGCGAACCATACGCATTTCCGGATCAAGGCGAACGAGGTGATCGCGCGCGGCGCGGTCGTCAAGGCGGTCGGCTATAACCCGGGCGAGGACGCGATCGAGGTCGTCAAGACGGTCGCGGCGACGGACCTCGCGCTGGGCGTCGCGGATAGCGCGATGACGACCGGGCAGTTCGGCACGGCGACGGTGATCGGTGAGATTGAGAACGTCAACACGAACGGCTTTAGCGTCAACCAGATTCTGTATAGCGCCGGCAGTGGCGGCTATACGGCGACGAAGCCGGCGAGTGGGCCGTACCAAGTGCTCGGGTGGGTCGTCCGCGCGAACCTCAATACCGGCGTAATTGCGGTGAACGTGGTCGCGCCGTTGCTGGTGGAAACCTCGAGCAACGTGGCGAACACGACCGTCACGCGCGACGGGTCCGGCAACTTCGCGGCGGGACAGGTCACGGCGGCGTCGCTGGTGGTGCCGGGGACGACCACGCTGAACGGGCAAGCGTATACGTGGCCGGCGGCGCAGACGGCCAACTTTTTCCTGCGGACCAACGGCACGGGCGGGTTGTCCTGGGCGACGTTGGCGGAAACGATCGCGCTGACGGACTTGTCCGATGTGGCGATTAGCGCGGCGACGCCTGGGCAGCCGTTGGTGTTCAACGGCACGGCGTGGGTCAACAGCAGCAGCCTGACGGCCAGCGTGACGGGCAATGCGTCGACGGCGACCGCGCTGCAGACGGCGCGCACGATTAATGGCGTGAGCTTCGATGGGACGGCCAATATCACGGTGGCGGCCGCGGCTGGGACGCTGACCGGCACCACGCTGGCCTCCAACGTGACGGCGAGCAGCCTGACCAGCGTGGGCACGCTGGCGAACCTGACGGTGACGAACCCGATCACGGGCAGCGTGACGGGGAGCAGTGGCAGCACGACGGGCAACGCGGCCACGGCCACGGCGCTCCAGACGGCGCGGACCATCAACGGCGTCAGCTTCAACGGCACGGCTGACATTACGGTGGCCGCTGCGGCTGGCACGCTGAC